TTATGTTTGCGGAACGTTCTTCTGGCCTCGATGTGCAACGCGCAGCTCGGCGACTTTCTGCGTCTTCTCAAGCGTTTTTCTGTTGTAACGCTGCGTCGTCTGAGCGTTTTTGTGGTTGGCATGATGGCGCAGGTGCTCGAGGTCGGCGCCTGCATCGGAGCCTTCCGTCACACCGCCGGCACGGCTGTCGCGGTTCCACACGTTGGCCGGGACGCCAGCTTCGGTCGCGATCTCGCGCCACGTCTTCGAGAAGAACCGGTACCGGTAAGGCATGCCGGTCGCCTCGCACTTGATCATCGGCCCGACGCGCTTCTCTGGCGGCACCTTATCGATCATCTCGCGCAGGAACGGATAGGCCATGGTGTCGTGCTCGGCGACAACATCATCCACCTTGCTCGTCGTCTTAAGCAGGATGCCGTTCTCGTCGATGTCGGACCACAGCAGTCCATCTCGCCAGCGCTGGTCGCGATCGACGATGCCGCCGGCGTTCGCGTCGGTGACCTTCTCCCACCGGCCGATAACGTCGATCTGGCGCAAGGTGAGTTCGAACTGAAGCGCCTGGGCGAGTGCGATCGACAGAAGATCCTTCTCGATGGCCTTGTTGCAGATGGCCTGCGCCTGCTCAAAGGTGATCGCCGCGGTGCGCGCCTTCGGCGACGTGAATTCGAGCTGCTTCAGGATCGCCGAAAGCCGGAAGCATTCGGTGATGTTGAGCACGACGCCGAAACCGATGACGATGCGCAAGAGCTGCATCGCCTTGTAAGCGCGCCGGACACGCTCACCGTTCGGCGGCAGGATGATGCCCTTCGCGGCCAGCTCGGCGCGGCGCTTGGCCTTCTTCTCGTCGTCGACGGCCGGTTCCTTGAAATTGGCATACCAGCGCTTGAAGTCGAGACCGGTCAGCTTTTCCAACCTCCGAGATCCGACGGTCTTTTCCAGCAGGCCAAGGCTCTCATCATACATGGCCCGCGTGTTGCTGCGGACTTCATGATAGGGGCTTTCGGGCGTCTGCTGGTAGAGCCGGATCACTGAGCGCAGGGTGCCGTCATATCCACGCTTCCCGTCCGCGCCGTGACCTGACAGCCACTCCTTGAACTCAGCTTGCAACACTCGGCACTGCGCGGCGATCTCGTCTTCAGTGCCGTGCAGGCGCTTCGTTTTCGTATGATATTCCTTGGCTTTGGGTGACGAGGATTTCGCCACCCAATAATAGGCGACACCATCGGCGCGCCTTCGGACTTTTAGGCCAGGTGCACTTACCATTTCTCTTCTCCATCTAAGCCGGGATTGGCTTGCGAAACTGATGATGCTGCGAGTCCGTACCTGCGATCAAGAAAAGCTTGGCAGGCCGGCCAATAGCGGCGGTTCTGAAACAGAGGATCGGGCGCGGGGAAACCTGACTTCTGCAGCGCAGGCAGCGCCGACTTAAGCAGCTCCGTCGCGATCCCCATGCGCTCGGCGAGCTGCGCGTCTGTAAGGAAGAGCGCGCTGGCCTTGGTCATTCCTCACCTCCTTCGCTCACCGCCGCCAGCTTGGGAGAGGGCGGGGCGACCATCGGCCCAGCATATTCGTACCAAATCTGCCCATCCTCGGCGTATCCGTTCGGGTCAAGATGGATGCGTGAGTTGAATTCGACTTCGCGCAGCAGGCCGTGCTTTGTCGCTTGGTCCTGGATATAGCCGCCGTCTGCTTCGCCAGCCCAGGCACACCCGATCATGTCCTTCGCGAACGAGACCAGCGAAGCGATATCTGAGGCACACCGCTCCCTCTCTGCCTTTATCGCCCTCCCTACGATCAGTAAGATCTCTGCATGCGTAAGGGGGCGAAGGTGACCAACGGCGGTTTCTGCTGCGGAGCGGATGTCGGCGGGCAAGGCGAGCCATTCTGTAGTGATGGGGGAATAGGTCATGGCTGCTGCTCCTTGGCTGCGAGGGCGGCGCGGAGTTCCGTAATTGCTCCGTATGGAGCGCGGTACTTGGTGGGCGGCGGCTCGCTATCGTGGATGGCGTCGGTCTCGTCTATGACCTTCTGAGCGGCCGTCTGGAGCGCCTTCAGCTCGCGTCGGAGCTTCATGCTGACTTCCCACCAATTCGGCTCAATGCCGCCGCGTGGTGCTATCAGCCCATCCCGGCTGTCAACCGGGGAGGGAGAGGCGGAGAGGGACGATCGCCAAGCGGCAAGCAGCCGTTCAACGAGCTGCTGCCCAACGTCCTCGTCGGCATCGCCGTATTCGTCGTCGCGGTAGTTGATAGCCGTGTAGATCAGATCCTGATCGTCTGGCTTCCACTCGACGTTTCGCTTCGGACCTTCGAAGTTTGACCAGTCGAGCGCAACCCCCTCTACCGCCTCCAGAGCTTCACGCGTAACCTGAGCGGCGGGCATCCTCCCGCTCTCCTCGATTGCCGCAATCACCTTGTCGGCATATGGATCACAGCCACAGAAGGGCCAATCGCAGTCGGCTGGCTCGGGAAGGCTCTGCTTTCGTGCCGAGCATTCGAATGATATCTGCGCTGCGGGAGGGGTGGGGGAAATAGCGAACGCGAAGGCTTGACGCTTGTAGGCTTCGATAGCGCCACGAACGCGGTCTTTTTCGCAGAGGTCCGGACGCTTCAGTGAGCGCTCCCACTGCGACATGGCGGCTTCAGTTGAAACCTTCTCCACATGCTCCAGCGGCTCCGCCTTCCTCTCGATCAGCGCAGACCGGATACGCGCCTCGTAATCGGCTTGCGCGGCGGACTTGGCGGCTTCGATGGTGGCGAACGTGCCGAGCTGCCAACTGTGCAGCTTCACCGGGAAACGCTTGTAGTCGAACTCGATGAAATAGGTGCCGACCGAAGATGAGGCGTATTCCTCACCAGACGGCGGCGTTGCGAGAAACTTCCACTCAAGCTGCTTCACTTCGCCCCATTCTCGGAGAAGGGAGGCGCGACTGTTCCAGTTCGACACAAAATTTTCCTTGCGGCCGAACTCTACGTTGCCGCTGGCTTGGCATACAGTACAGCAGATGCACGACCCACCAGCGTTCTCGCCATCGATTATATCAATGCGCTCCGCGGCGCCGCCACAAAACGGGCACGGCTTGAGTTCGATCTCGCTCATACCCTTGCCTCCCGCGCAGCACGCGCCAAATATTCGTTATGGCTAATAAGATTGAAAAAGGAGACACGGTGAAGATCGAGGGGAAGGTCTCCCGTGTCTGGCCGAACGGCCGCGTATCCATCTATCTGCCGGGGCTGGATTACCCCGTCACCTTGGATGCCGAAGACCTCGACGAGGTCGTTAAGGCGCCGAAGGAACCGGCGGCACGGAACAGGCGAAAGCCACTGTATGACAAGCCGACGTGAGGTCATCGCTTCGCCTCGTATCGCTTCGAGGTCATGTTGTAGGCGGCTGCGTCGGGGTTGCTCTCGATCCAGCGACGGATATCAAGGCTCGCCTGAGGGACAGAGACACCGAACGCGTTGCAGATGTCGCTGCGGTTGAAATAGCCGCGCTGGGCTAGCAAGTCGGTAATGAACCACTGCCGGCGGTCTGCGTCGGGAAGGGTGAGCGCCTGGCGCAGGCGGTCTATCTCGGCCGCATCCTGTTCGGCCTTTTCCAGATAGGTACAGATCGCCGCGCGAAGGCCGGACTCCGTACCGCCGTGCGCCTCCCAATAGGCGTCGAACGCTTCATGGAAGGCCTTCTCGTCGAGCTGGCGCTGGTGAACGGTCATCTGGTCAAACCCTGCTGGCGATGATTGAGAGTGCCGTTGCCGTCCTGATCGGGCATGTGGCGCGCCTCTGAGGCTTCCTGCTGCTCGATCAGGTCGCTGTAACCGTGCTCGATGTCGCTCGCGATGCCGTCGGCGTCGTAGAGGTAACCGTCATCACCGCCGTCGGTGGCGATGATCTCGGCTATGGCGTCCATGACGACGCGGCCAAGGCGCTGCAGCGAGTCCCGGTGCTTCCGCGCATCGGTATTCTCGATGAACTCCCGGTCCGCGTCGTCGACGGCCTTGCGCATCGTCTGGAAGGAACCGGCGATGAAGAGGCGCTTGTTCACGGCAACAACCTCCGCGCCAGCTTCCGCAGCTCGGAGATGATCGTGGTCTGATCCATGCGGCGGATCGCTTCACGGCGCAGCTGCTCGTGAATATCCTCGCGCTTCAGGCGGACAAGGATGTCCTTCGCCTTGGCGTTCGGCGCTTGCGATTCCAGAAACGCGATCATCTCCGAACGGTTCACGGTTCACTCTCCGTCGATCAGGCCTTGGACATAGGTGTTGGTGGTGTCGGCGTCGGCCTCGTCCTTCAGGCGCATCGTGTGCGCGCGCAGGATCGATTTCGCTGCCTCCGCGGTCGCCTCGTTGGCTTTGGCAAACCTCGGCTTGAACTCTTCGTGTGATGAGATCAGATCCTCGCGCGAAATCTCGCCGGCGAGCTTCTGGTGATACTCAGTCAACAATGCGCGATCATGGGTGGGGGCCGGTTCCTGGGAGGAGGAGAGCGGACCGGCCCCCGTATCAGCCTGCCGGGAGGAGGAGGCAGGCGGATCTTGCGATGCGGATGTGTTCTCGCCGCGCGCCCAGGCGCGAAGCTTGCGGCCGCACTCCTCGTCGACCCGCTTACCGGCGGGGAAGAACGGAAGGTGCTGGCTCTGGATCTTGCCGTGAACGGCCTGGCCGTCTTCGATTAGCGGCACGCCGGGATTGTCTGGCGTGACAGTGAAGCTCATCGTCATCTCGTACATGAAGCGCTTTTCGCAGATAGGCACCCATCCGGCGCTCTCGATCGCTGTCTTCTCGCGGTTCGATCGCTCGTCGAAAACCTTGACGAACTTGATCTTCTCTTCGGCGCGCAGGCAGAAAATGATGTAAGCGCGCACCTGGCGCAGCGGCGACATGAGCCGGGTCTTGTGGCGAGTCTTCGGCACCTTCCACGCCGGGGCGTTGAACTTGTCGATTTCCCATCCCTCGAGGCGGTCGTAAGGCTTGCGGGCGAGACGGGCCACTTCCTCGTCGTGCATTTCCTGCAGCCCGCCGACGCCTTCATATTCATCCGACGTGGAGTCGATGATGATGACCTTGGCGCCCGCGCGCTCCGCCTTCTGGATCGCGTCGATATAGGCCTCCGGTGTGAACGGCGGCTTCATGTCCATGTGCTTGAACTTGAACTGGTCGGCGTAGTGCAGCATGCGCTTCGCCTCGGTGTCGATGGCATAGATCGGTTCACCCTGGGCGAGGCCGGTCGCCATCTTCAGCGCGGAAAAGGTCTTGCCGCTGCCAGATGCGCCGGCGATAGCGATAAGGAGGCTGGTGTCGTCGCGTACGGCGTCCACGAAATCATTCATGCTGCGATCCGATCGATATTTTCTTTGATGATGGTGGAGGTGACGGCGACAACCCAAGGGTTGGCTTCCCACGCTCCGAAGCCGTTGATCGCGTTCCACAGCGAACGATAACTTTCGCGCGGATCAGGGTGGAAGTTTGCGGGAGTGACGCCATCGGCCTCATAAAAAGCCGTCGTGTATGGCATCCAGCCGGCGTGATGCCGCTGAATTCCTTCGGCGATAGCATCCGTCTCGCTGATGTCCTGCAGCCGTTCGACGTTCACGCGGGTTACGATGAGTGTCAGACGAGACATCCATCGCGGCATGTGCATTGATCGCTTCGGCTTGGTCCAGTCCCCGAAATCCGGATTGCCGTCAGCCCAATACCAGATATCGCAGCCGATCGGCCAAGCGGCCGGCGGGTGCTCCTTGGGCTTGAAATGGTGAGGCCCGCTGAATTCCTCGCGCACCCACAACCGATCTCCGACGGCGAAGCGAACTAGATCGACGTTCCCAGGCTTCAGGAGGAAATCATGGCCGAAGACGGAAATCGCATCAAGGGCGGCTGGCTTTTTGATCACGCGCCGCGTCTGCGTTTTACTGCCATCGTGCAGTGCACGCACCATAGGCGCTGAGAAGAGAATAGGACGATCAACCATGGTCGCCCCTCAGAACTGGATCGAAACGTGCGGCACGTTGCCGGCGGCGATGGCGAGAACGATGTCCTTCGCCAAGTCCTCGGGAATGCCAATCTCGATGATTGCGGCCTTGGCTGCGCCCATGACCTTGCCGCGGTGCTCGCGGTCTGCCTGGCGCTTTGCATCAGCCTCCCGCTGTTCCCGCTCAACACGTTCCTGCTCGGCCTTCTCGCGCTCGATGCGCTGGCGTTCGGCTTCAGCGGCTTTCCGTTCCCGTTCCTTCGCGAATTCCTCGGACAGGCGGGCATGTTCCTTCTCGCGCTCCGCAGCCTCCTGCTTTTCGCGCTCGGCGCGTTCCTCGGCTTGCTTGCGGGCAACCTCGGCATTGTGTCGGGCTTCCTCTTCCTCTCGCGCCCGACGCTGCATATCCTCAAGCTTCGCCTGCATTTCCTTGCGCTCGGCTTCGAGCTTCTCGGCCGCTTCACGCTTGGCCTTTTCCTCGGCCTCCTGGGCGATCTTGGCGCGCTCTTCTTCCTGCCGCTTCGCCTCGGCCTCTTCGCGTGCCTTGCGCTCTTCGGCGACGCGGCGTTCGATCTCGGCGCGTTCCTCGGCGGCTTTCCGCTCGGCTTCCTGGCGCTCACGCTCTTCCTTCTCAGCGCGAAGGCGGGCGAGCTCGGTGCGCTCCTCCTCCTCGCGGGTGAGGCGGTCATAGGCGTCCCTCAGGACGGAAAGGGTGCGATCAAGCGCCTGCACCGCCTCGGTGTGGCGGCTGTGAAAGACTTCCAGTTCGACAGTGATCAGCGAAAGGCTCTCATGCCGGTACTTGACGGATTCGGCCGTATCGTCGAGCGCGACCTTGCTGCAGGCGTCCATACGATTGAAGAACCGTTCGACCTTGGCGAGGCGCTCTTCCTCCGCCTCCTCCCATTCGGTAAGCGGCGCGCGCACCTCGTCCTTCAGTGCGTCGAAGCGCTCGCGGATCTTCCGGCGGGATTCGTCGACGGCGTCGATCTTCGCTCGGGCTTCCGCGTTCAGCTTCTTGCCGGCTTCGTCGATCGCGGTCTTGGTGCGGGCGATCTTGTGCGCCATCGATTTGATGGCCTTCCGTCCCTTCTCGGTGGACAGGTCGACGGGCAGCGCCTTGGCCTCAGCCTTCACGTGCTCATAGAAGTCCTCAAACTTCTTGTCGTCGATTAGAACGAGGGTGGGGTTTGCTTCGACGAGGGCGACAAGCGCGGTCGCAGTCTCGGTTTTGGTAACGTCCATCAGACGGGCTCCACAATCTTGATCGGTTCGTAAGGCTTGTGCTCGAAGGCGGGCATCGGGTCGAAGCCGAGCCCCTGAAGGCGCGGGTCATCGATCTCGCGGGCGCACCAACGGGTGTCGAGGTAGGCGGGGAATTCGGCGGTCACGATGTCGGACGGATAGCCGGGCCAATCGTTCTCAGCCATGCACTTTCGCCACAGCAGGAAGGAGGCCGAAACCATCTTGGATCCGATCGACTGCGCGGCGCGGTCTGTCTGCGCGACCGTGATTTCGAAGGGCGGCGATTGCTCCTGCATCAGGAACAGGAAGTCGAGCGCCATTTCGCGCCGGTCGATCTCCGGGAAGATCTGCCGGATGACGCGGCGATAGAATGCGTCCTGAAAATGATAGTTGTTGTTGTAGAGCGTGTTCTTGACCTTCTCAGGCGACACGCTCAATTCGGTCGTCTTGTAGTCGACGATGGCAATGCGGGGTCTCGTGACATGGATTCGGTCCATGCGAATGCGAGTCCAGCCGCCGCAAGGATCGAGGACGCAGGCCGTAACTTCGTTGAAAGCCGTTTCGATCGGTTCATTGCTGGCGATTGCTCGGAGCGCTTCGTGCTCGCTCTCGGCCAGCACGCGCCGGGCCTTCTCGACCATCGCCAGCACGGTCTCGTAGTCTGGCGTCGGTACCGGGATCGCACCGCGCTCCTGGGCTTCCCTGCGCTCCTCCTGCGCCTTCTTCGTCTTGAAGTCGCCGGCGTCGATGACGCAGATCTCCGTCTGCTGATTGAGCAGCATGGCGTGAGCGGCCGAACCGATTTCGCGCGTGCGATCGTTCTTCTGTTCCTTGTCGGCCTGCTTCGTCAGCCGTGGGTGTGCGGCATGGGCGTGAAGCGGGCTTTCCTCGATGAGCTTCAGAGCGATGGACCGGCTGAGGCTCGGCAGGGGGCAAGGATCGGCGTGATAGGCGACCTCGCTCATGTGGTAGAGGCCGGGTCGGTCGACGGTTTCGGAGTTGATGAGCGTGGTCATCATGCATCCTCCCGTCTGGCCGACTTCAACGCGACTGCTGCGGCATCGATTGCGACGTTCGCGCACGACGGGCACAGGTCGGTGAAATCGAGGCGACCTTTACCGCCATAGCTGTCGATGGAAAGACCGCCCTCGATCTTGCAGGAGCCCCATAATTTCGGCTTGCTGTATTCGGGCGAGCTCCTGCCCATCATCGTATGGGCATCTTTCTCCGCGACGGCGCCGCAGTTGTCGCATTGGATCTTCGGTGTGATCTTGACCTCGGCCATAGGCTCAATCCCCGCTGTCCACGGTCATGTCGAGACCGCAGTGCTTGCAGCGGGCCGGGTGCCAGCCGCGACGGGGATTGGCGTTGGCGCCAGCAACAGCCTCGTGCTTGCAGATGGCGAAGGCCATCACGCGGGGCTCAGGCGTGGGATAGCTGCTGCCGTAGCGCACGGCATAGCCCTCGCCGGTCAGTCCGCCTGCCTGATTGTGCGACAGGAAGAAATAGGTCCACTGCTTCTTGCCGTCGACGTTCGAGTAGCCCCACTTCGGAGTCCAGCAGTGACCAACCGAGGCCAAGTTGTTCAGGAACCGAAGGCCATCAACGTCTTCGACATTCGGAAGCGGGATCACGCCCTTGATGATGGGCGCCAGGTCTTCGTCAACCGTGTAGAATTTGCGAGCTGTGGCTTCCATCAGACGCGCTCCAACTTGATCTGCCCGGCGGCGATCTGCCGGGCATAGCGGGCGCGCTGGCGGGCGCTGGAATGGGGATAGGTCGCGCCGGTCTTGATCCGGTTCGACTTCGCGGCGGGTCCGTGCGCATCCGGCATCAGGAAAACCGGCATGTTCAGGACGGATGCATGCATCAAGGATGCAATGGCGGCACCAATGCCGAGGAGACCTCTCATCAGACGCGCGCCTCCGCTGCAAGCTGTCGCTCGTAGTGGCAGGCAGTAGCCGCCATGCTCAGGGCGAAGAAGCCGAGAGCGAGGATCGAAGCGAGGAGGATGATGGTGTTGCCGCGGATCAGAAGGCTCTTGAACAAGTCCCTCTGATCAGCGCTAAGTGACACATGATGGGTCATGGCGCTCTCCTTTGATAGGAGAACGTTACTCGAATTCGAGTTTATGTGTCAACTCGTTTTCGAGTTACCTTTTGCGGTAGCTACCTACAACGAGGTGGCAAACCGGCCATTCCTTACGGTCAAGGCTGAATTCCTCCGGCTCGCCGGGCGGTGGATTGTACTGCTTCAGGTGCCACTTCTCGGCCGTGATCCTCGTCAGTTTCTTCAGCACGGCGAAGTGCTCGCCATTCACATCGACAGAGCAGACAACCACCTCGTCGCCAGCCGTCGGCGGGATGTTCGGGTGGATCAGGGCAAGATCGCCCTGGCGGAATGCCGGCTCCATCGAGTCGCCGACGACGTACAGCCCATATCCGTTCTTTGCGCGGGCAAGCGGCTCTGGTCTCTTCACGTAATCAATGGGCTCTGCTGAAACGAGAAGCGAGTCGTCGATCGATCCGCCTCGGACCGACGCATAGATAGGCAGGTCTGCGCCACCGACGAGATCAGCTTTCGGAACGACGCGGGTTGCTTGCGTTGCCGCATTGGCTTGCGAGCCTGGGCTGAGCGGGAATTGGATGCCGAGAGCGGCGGCGACTTCAGGTGCAGAGCGGGAACGGGAAACGGCATCGCGCTCGATACGGTCGATTGACTGCTGAGTGGTGTGAGCGAGATCCGCAAGCTGCTGCTGCGAGAGTCCACGACGCTCGCGTTCTTCCCGAACCATTTGTCCAAAGGTATTTTCCATCACTTTTTCTTACCCGATTGCGGGTACTCAATCCAACTCGATTGCAAGTTACTCGATTTTGAGTTATCCGAGTAGTTATGCAAAAGGATGATCAGCACCCCGGAATAGTTAGGGCCATCGAGTTTTTCGGCTCGCAGGCCAAACTTGTTGAAGCGATCGGCTGCTTCTCTCAGCAGACGATTTCGAGAACGTTGAACCGCGACAACGAGCCTGACCCCAAGTTGGCCGTCGCGATTCACAACGCCACCAATGGCCAGGTTCCGAAGTGGTTGATCCGTCCGGATCTCTTCGAAGCCCCTTCCGTCGAGGTGGCTTGATGTCCGTACAATCGTCTCTTTTCGCGGACTCTGGATTCACCAAGCGCCGTAACAGGATTCGGTGTGTTGACGCCGTGTGCGACATGGCGCGCCGCCTCTGGCCGTCGAAGACAGCCGTCAACCTTTCCAGCCGTGCCGAAATCTCGAAGCGTGCCGCCGAGCTGTGGCTTGAAGGCCGTACCGAGCCGGGCGCCGATGCACTGGTCAACCTCCTCCGTTCGGATGCCGGTTTCGCCCTGCTGCAGTCCATCATGGAGGGTTCCGGCACGCGCTGGTGGAAGGAATTCGAGCGAGGCGTGCTGATCGCCGAGCTCGAGCAGAAGCAGGAGTTCCTTCGCAAGCAGCTCGACCAACTCAAGGAAGGAATGAAGTGATGCGCGGTTTCGTCGCCGATCGCCTGCTTTGGGCGTCCACCTGTCTCTACGTGGGTTCTGTTTGGTGCAAGGACGCTGCGCTCGCTCTGCTGGCCCGCCGTCGTAAGTCGGGAGCGCGCTGATGTTTACTCTCGTCCTCTTCACAGCGTTCATACTGGCCATGCTCATCGGCCTGATGGTCGCCGCGCTCGATGCGCAGTTCGGCGGCAAATAGCCGTGAACGCCCTCACCTATTTTCGCCCGGTCTGTGACTGCGGCCTGTTTCTGAACGCCGGCCTGGTCTGCGAGGACTGCGGCTATGAGCCGGCGCAAATCGATCTCGATTGCCAGCACGCAATCGAAGCTACGCCGGGCGCCCCTTCTTTCATCCGATCCACTGCCCGGCGGTTCAACCGTAGGAGCGATGGAAATGTCAGAAGAAAGTACCGTTGATCTCGCGTCGGAAACGCTCTCGGGCGATCTGCGCGATGTGATGCTCACGCACATCAGGAGCATGGAAACGCCCTGGTCGAAGATGAGCGAGAGCCAGCAGAGCAACAAGATTTACGCGATCACCAACGCTTGCGAAACCATCGTCCGCCGTGCGGTCTCGATTGTCGCCTCACGTGGTCACGATCCGGTTTTCGCGCGCATCGCGAAGTTCACCGTCAAGGACGAAATCAAGGCCGAGTTGGTCGCCGCTTCTTCTGTGGCCAACATCGAGCAGATTGCCGAGAACATCGGCCAGCCCGTCATCGTCATCTTCGCGAACCCTGACGCATTCGTCGGTCAGCGCGACGAGGCGAAGGCCGATCCGGATCAGCCCGCGCTGCCGATCGACGACGATGAGGACGAGGGGCCGGAAACCACTGACGAAGCGGCCGAGGAGCACGCTGAAGTCGAGGCCGCCGAATAATGGCGGCTTTTTTCTCCCGCACCGGTGTCAAGAGCAAGGCGGCTTCCGGCCGCCTTGCTCTCGGCCGTCTCAAGACAGGCGAGCGCAACAAGACAGAGGCCGCATACGAAGCCCTACTTGAGAACATGCGGGTTGCCGGCGATGTCCTCTGGTACCGCTTCGAAGGCGTCAAGCTGCGCCTCGCCGACAACACCTTCTACACCCCCGACTTCGCCGTGATGCTCGCGACCGGCGTCATGGAAATGCACGAGGTCAAGGGCTTCTGGCAGGACGATGCCAGGGTGAAGATCAAGGTCGCCGCCGAACTCTATCCCTTCCGTTTTATCGCTGCCGTTCCTCGCAAGAAGAAGGACGGCGGCGGCTGGCAAGTCGAGGTTTTCGAATGAGCGATTGGACCGAAGAACGCATAGAACAGCTGAAGACCCTGCAGAAAGCTGGCCACAGTGCATCTGCTATTGCTTCGATCATGGGCGGCCTCACCCGCAATGCCGTGATTGGCAAGATCCACCGCCTGGGCCTTGATCCGATGGCTAAGCCGCGGGCGTCGTCGAAGCCTCGCGCGATCAAGATGCCGGTGCGGAAGGCGGCTCCCGTTGCGGTGAAGCCGAAGGCCTCCAAGCCAGTTGAAGCGGTCCGCCCTCCGAGCATCGATAGCATTGCGCGGCCGAAGCCTTTCCTCAAGCGCATCATGGATGCCGATTGGGACGGCCGGCGCGAATGCCGCTGGCCGGTCGACGGCGACAAGGAACACACTCGGTTCTGCTGCCATCCGGTATCTGGCGAGTCCTCCTACTGCGAATACCATCGTCGTGCAGCTCGCGGCCACGGTACCGAAAGCGAGCGCCGCGTTGCTCCGATGCCGGTCAAGCGGGTGGCGTGATGGGAAAACGCTCCTCGTTCGTCCGCCTTGAGCGCGATGCTTATCAGACCATCGATCCGCGCGCGGTCGACAAGCTGATCCCGCACCTGCGCGGCGTGAAGTCCTTCGCCGAGCCCTGCGCCGGTGAAGGCTTCCTCGTCGGCGAGCTGCAGCGGCATGGCCTCATCTGCGCCTATGAAGGCGACATCACGACGGGACTCGATGCTCTGGTCCACCCCTTCGACGAGGAAGCCGTCTTCGACGCAATCATCAGCAACGTGCCGTGGAAACGCGACATACTGCATCCGATGATCCAGCGCTTTCAGGCTATGGCGCCGACGTGGCTCCTGTTCGATGCCGATTGGGCCCACACCAAGCAGGCGGCGCCGTTCCTCGATCAGTGCAGCCACATCATCAGCGTCGGGCGCCTCAAGTGGATTCCCGGCTCTCCGCATACCAGCAAGGACAATTGCGCCTGGTACCGCTTCCACGCTCAACACGTCGGCGGTCCGCGCTTTATAGGGCGTGAGGTGGCGGCATGAAACATCCGGTTATCCCTCCTGCATTGAAGGTCTGCGAGGCACTGCGGGCGCAGTCTAAGCAGATGCTTGATCATGAGCTTTTGGTTCTGAATTCGAGCATGGTCGCGATCGTCGTCGACATCGATGGCGTAGACTACATCATGACTATGACGCGCGTGCCGAAGCAGCGGCCGCGCCCGACTGCACAGTGAGGCGGCGATGCTTGAAGCCGTCTCCTTCCATGCCGTTGTCCGTTACCTCGAGCGCGTGCTGGAAATGCCTGTGGCCGAATGGCTGACGGGGCATGAGACGCTCGACGCTCGCCAGCAGGCGGAAATCTGCTGCGCGCGTGCTGGATTGGCTGTGGCCGCTATCCGGCAGGCGATCTTGGTGAGGCCGGTCCTGCTCGCCGTCTCAAGCGGTTTCGGCCAGGTGGTCGTTCGTCATGAGGGCTTAGCCTACATCGTGCGCAACGGCGTCGTGGCGACCATCGTCACGGCTCGCATGCGCGACGAGCGCACCGCCCGCGCGAACAAGATCAAAGATGTCAGCCGCAGTGAGGCGCGCCGCAACATGACGCGCCGGCATCGCCGGATGCGGAAGTGAGGGCTGGATGGGCGTGATCTCCACAGCTGTTAAGCACCTCATCGCTGCCGGTGTGACGGGCGACGCCCTCGTGAGCGCGATCGAAGAAATGGAATCGCAGCAAGTTCCCGTGTCAGATGAGCCGATGCTCTCAAAGCGTCAGGCGCGCAATAAGCGGTATTATGAGCGTCTTAAAGCGTCTGAAAACCGTCTTAACAAGACGAATAAGACGCATTCAGACGCTGATTTCCTTCCTCCTTCCCCTTGCCCCCTTGGTCCCCCCTCCCAGACCCTCCCCCCTATAATCCCCCAAACCCCATCCACCATCCGGGAAACAAAACGCGCGAGCCGGCTCCCGGTCGACTGGGTTTTGCCAGCAATGTGGGGACGGTGGGCGCTCGATCAGGGCCATTCTGAAGCCAAGGTACGGCTCGAAGCCGACAAGTTCCGCGATTTCTGGGTGAGCAAGGGCGGCAAGGACGCGGCCAAACTCGATTGGGAGGCGACCTGGCGGAACTGGATCCGCAACTGCAGCGGCTCTCGCGGGCCACCGCCGGCGGTCGGCGACGATGGATTGGCCCGGGACGCACAAGGCCGGGTGAACATGGCGGACTTCACGTCGAAAATTCTGGAACAGGCAAGGCAGCTCGAAGATGACCCCAACGGACGCACGATTGAGACCAGCTACGAGCGTGGAACTGGCAACAGAGCTCAACAAGCTCTTCCGCTCCCTCGAACTGAAGAGCGGTAGTCCAGAGCAGAAGATCGAGGGATATCTGATCGCGCTGACCGGAGCCTCGCACTATGCGCTCACCACGGCAATTGCGAAGATCATTCGGGGCGAAGTGCCGGATCTCTCCCGCAAGTTCTGCCCGACGCCGCCGGAGCTGGGCGCCGTCGTTCGCGGCGAGATGGAATTCGTGCAGAAGCAGATCGCCCTGGCGCAGGAGCGGATGACCATCGAGGACAAGCGGCCGGTTGCGGCGCCTACCAAGCTGCTGCACGAGCGAATTGCCGACGCTGAGCGCCGGATGGCGGAAGAGGGCCGCGCGCTGCTGTTCAAGGTCATGTCGCACGGTGACATGCTCTCGCGCCGTCGCGAAATGCCGGCCGGCGCCAGATACATCTCCATCCTCGGTGCGGTTTACGGTCCGCCCGGCTCTGCCTCTGCCGCCGATCCTCCTCAGATCGATGACGATATTCCGTGGTGAGACGATACAAGATGATGCGGGAATGATGCACGATGAGACACCTAGCGAACCTCAAGAAGTCTGAAATCTACGTGTCGGCCCGCGATGTGATGGAGCGTTACGACATCTCGCGTGCCACGCTGGATCGCTGGATTAAGAAGCGCGGTTTCCCGGCGCCGCGCATGATCGTCGGCAAGCGTCATTTCCTGTTGGCGCAAGTCGACGCGTGGGATGTGGAGCAAAGCGGTATCGAGGCTGAACCGCAAGGCGAAATCGCCTTCGGCATGCCGATCGTCTCCGGGCTGATCCAGAATTACGACGATCTGGTTACCGCGATGGTCGAGCGCCGGAAGGAACTCGGCATGTCCTGCATCGAGCTCGACGCCCTGTCAGGCATGCAGGAAGGCTATGCGAACAAGCTGGAAAACTGGCGGAAGCAATACGGGCGGGGCATGGGGCCCGACACCTTCCCGCTCTGGCTCGGCGGGCTTAGGCTCGGCCTTGTCCTGGTCGAGCTGCCGCGCCGGCCGCGGAAGAAGAAAGCGGTAACTGCACCTGTTGCTACGTCGTGACACATGTGGGCCAGCAACTTGTTGAAAAGGTACAGCTTTAAAACGGGGTTGGACTTTGCGCCGCACATTCGCGGTTAGTATCCTGTCAGGGACACAGCGAGGCTTCAAGCACTTCGCCGGCCCGAAGACTGATCACCTTCGGGCTGTCAATCAAGCTGCTGACTGAGCGGCGCCGGCGGCTGGATTCGGACTTCCACCCTCTTGCCGCCGCACTTACTGCATTGCACGTGATCCGCCACGTAAAGCGGGTGATCTCTTCCAAGCTTTTCGACAAAGGGCCTGACCGCAAGCAGTCGGCCGCGCTTACAGTCGAGACACCAGACGTTAAAGCGATAGCCGTCGTCGAGCATATCGCCGAGGGTCGCAATCGAAACCGGTTGCTGCTTCTTGGTCATTCCGTCTTCATCGTGATCTGCACCGGCCTCGTGATCACCAGCGAGGTCGACAGCCAATCGAACTCAACACCGATCGAGGCAGCGGCGCAGGCCATCGTGTATCGCCTGCGGGCCATCGGATCGACGGCCTTACCCGGCCGCTCGAAGTCCTTTATCGCCGCCGCGCTGAAGCCTATCAGCGGCGCCAGCTGCTCGCGTGATAGCTCCATCACCTCCTCACGCCACCATTTGCACTTCACATGCTCCGGTGCGTCGGCGGGTGGGCGTTCCATGCGTTGCTGATCCTGGGTGCTGGCTTCCTCGGCAACATGCATATTTCCGGTTACCGTGTCCATGGTCAGTGCTGCACCTGATATTCAGCGGCCAGCTCGTCGAGCCATGCCAGGCCCTTGCGGGCCATCGCGCGGTGATTTTCCTTGCAGCAGCTATCGTTCATCCGCTCCGCAATGCCGCGCCAACCCTTCCACATCCGGGCGATCGCCACTTCCAGAGCCTCGTCGAAGCTCTCATAAGCTCCATGGAACGGGCCACCATGCCCGCAGTAACCGCCGAAGTTATCGCGGGTTGTGTAGGACCACGTGCCGTCATCGTTCGGACGGATGCCAATATGGCCGTAGCTCCATCCCTTCTTGTCCAGCTCGATCTTAAACCACGTCGGTTCGGTGGTTACCGGCGCTGGTGGCGGCTCGAATAGAAAGGAAAGCTGGCTTGCGTTCTGTGCTCGCGCCATTGCTCAAACCCTCGATACGATGGTAAAAGCGGGCATCCTTTCTGTGAGGATAGCCCGCAAGGGCGGGGCGCGGGTGCTGGCAAAACTCCCGCGCCTTTTTTCGTGTCAGGCTGCCTGCTGCAGCGATGCAAGGTGGCGCTCGCGCAGGATCTTCTTCGCTGCGTCTTCCCAGTAGCGCAGCGGCCGGCCACGGTACTGACCATCGCCGCCGATCTTGTAATCATCGCCATAGCGGCCCAGGCACTCGCCGTCATAGAACAGCGACACCTCGCCCTGCGTCACGCTGAATCGGTGCGTCTCGATGCGGAACAGGCGACCATCAAAGGGCGGGCACTGCTCGATGTAAGAGGACTTCGCCTTGTTGGCTTCGATTGCTGCCGTCAGCCGCTCGATCAGCTCGGCATCGTCGGTGATGATGTTGAACACGTGGCTGTAGTCGTAGAAGTTACCGAAGAACGATGCGGCGCCCTTGCCGTGTTGCGTCTCCACCCACTCATCGCGCATGATGAAATTGCCGTACGCCTCGAACGTGCGGTCCAGCGTGTGTGTCAGCAGCCGGTCAAACAGTGCCTCGATGGGCTGTGCAAGTCCGCCGCCGTTGCTGCGAATGATCGTCGTCATGGTCAAATCTCCTGATCTGTGAGGTTATCGGGCTGGCACCCGCATAAGGGCCCGAAGGCCCTTGCGCTGATGTCAGGCGGCGAGCTCTTCCTCTTCACGGGTCAGACGGTAGTCGTAGACCTCACGCGGCGCGTTGCAGTTCAGGTGATGCAGCGTGCGGATGCCATCGGCGTCGGTGGTGATCACGCCCTTGGTATATTGCGCGTTGTCCAAGCAAGGCACCTCGACGCCCTGCAATGCCGCGAAGGCTGCAACGTCCATATGGCTGCTGCGGCGATATCCACCCTTGATCCATTGGAAATCATGCTGCCCGGCTTCAGGCAATTCACGCTCGATCGTGAGGCCGAGACGCTCAAGCCAGCGCATTGCCTGCGCCTTCGTGCGGAAGGCGGTGTGCGGGCCGTGCATGTTCTGCACGACGTACCAGTAGCCGCAAGTGCGTTCGTGCTGCTCGGGGTCCAGTGCGCAGATCGTCAGGCGGTCGAAGGTCTGAGTGTAAGGCATCGTGAATGTCCTTGTCTGTGAGTGGTCGAAACCGGCTGGCAACCGGTAGGCACATACAAGCACAGGCCTCCAATCCTGTCAACAGGCATGGGTGTTAAATACCCGTTATCGCCGCAATAGGGGATATTCACCACCCTGCGCAAAGCGACTCGAAATGGACCGAAGGGGTATTAAACACCCCACGAAATGTTTAAAGGAAATGATGCGAATTTTAAGTGTCTGACAACACAGCATAAAAACTCTGTGCTTTGCGTCCATTTCTCCACCGGTGCTTATATCGCGCGGCGGTTCCCCCTTCTCCCCTTGCTCCCGTCCTCTCCTCCCTTCGGTCGGGACAAGATAGGACCACGATAGAGAGCACGAAGAGACAGCGATGGTCATGCCCTCCAAGCAGAGCGTTCAAGCTCATGCACAGGCCGCTCAGAAAGCAGCCGCCACCCTCCGAAAAGAGAAAAAAGAGATCGTCCTCACCGAGAAGAACCGGCTGGCCATCGAGCTCATGGCCTATGAAGGTCTCAAGCGCTCCGAAGCCGCTGAAGCCGTTGGTCTCACGGATCACGCCCTCCGCACCGCTCTCACCAAGCCTCACGTCCTTGCTTACCTCAATGAGTGCATGGAGGTGTTGAGAACGAGCGCGAGACCACGTGCCTTGCGTAAGATGGTCGATCTGCTCGACGCGAAGACCGAACGCATACAGTTCGAGAGCGCTAAGTATCTGGATGGCATGGACAGGCCGAGCCATGCGGTCGGTGCGACACAGGTGAATGTGCAGGTCACCAACACCGTGAACGTGACACCTGGCTACGTCATCGACCTGAGGCCGGGCGAGTTCAACGAGGTGCCTTCAGGCCCACAACAGATAGAGCATCTGGCGCACGAAGACGCTATCTCATTGGAAGACTTAGCAGTTTCGGAGGATGTTCCCCTTGAGGACTAGGGAACGCGGCCCCCGTACCCCCTTTGTTCCCCAGAAATCGCGCTCGGGAGGGGGTGGGGGGAAAATTCGGGTCGCTGCTCCCAGTCCACCCTCACCCCCTGTGTAGACCACATGGAAAAGGTGACCTTCAGATTTTTTTACCACTCAGGAGATTTGGCGATGGGTAAATCAGTGGTTCGAGTTGATGAGACGATGCTCACGAAGTTTCTGCTGATCATGCCGGAAGGAACGGCCGTGACCGGCGCAAACGGCTCTGAAGCGATGTACCCGTACATTCAGCTTTCGATTGAGGGAGACCCGGTTCCTGATGCTGTCGAGGTCAATGCGATCATCAACACGCGTGAGGAGAACGGTAGCCTGATGCGGTGGATGACGTTCGAGGAGCGGGTCTCTCCCCAGCTTGATCGGAACCTCGACAAGTTGCTCGGAGCCTGACCCTCACCCACACGATTTCCCCTTTTGAGAAGTTGGCAGTCGGAATTTTTTTTTAACCTCTGAGGAGTTCGAGATGTCAGGTCTGAAGATTGTCAGCTTCGATGCGAAGGCGGGCCGGAAAGAGGAAGTCGTCGCGAAGGCGCGGCAGATCCTGAAGATGGCTGAGGAGGGCAAGATCGTTGATCTGTCGTTCTCGGCGGCGAAGGCAGACGGATCGATCGTCACCGGCTTCACTGCGACGGACGATGCTCCGCGCAGGATCGCGGCGGCTTCAATGCTGCTTCACCGGCTGCACGTGATGGCTGAAATCCAGTCGGAGGCAGATTGATGCTGCAGATCGAGGAGCCGGATCGCCCGCCGCAGCTGCCGAAGATCGAGCTCGATGCTCATGGTCGGAAGATCTACAAGCCGGATGGCGAGGTGCTGCGGCAGTTCTTGCGGTGCCGGAAGCACGTTTCTGTGATCCGCGGTTCGATCGGGTCCGGCACGTCGACGGCCTGCATCATGAAGATGTGGATGATCTCGTGCGAGCAGAAGCCGAACGGCGACGGCGTGCGGAAAACGCGCTGGGCGGTCTGCCGCAACACCTTCCCTGATCTGAAGAACACGACGGTTAAGTCCTGGCTCGATTGGTTCCCCGAGGAGATGTACGGCCGGTTCTATTGGGATCGGCCGTACAAGCACATCATCCGGCTCGGCGATGTCGAGATGGAGGTGATCTTCCTGGCGCTCGACAGCGAAGACGACATTCGCAAGCTGCGGTCGTTCGAATTCACCGGCATATGGTTCAACGAGCTCGAGTTCATCGACAAGGCGATCCTCGACGAGGCGGAAAGTCGTACCGGCCGATATCCGGCGGTGAAGGACGGCGGCGCGACCTGGGACGGCGTGATTGCCGACATGAACGCGCCTCGCGAGGATCATTTCATTCCGCTGATGATGGGCGAGGTGCCGCTTCCCGACGATTGGACGGAAGAGGAGCGGTTGGCCTATCGGAAGCCCGATAACTGGGGCTATCACGTGCAGCCGCCGGCCATGCTCGAAATCAAGGACGCGTCCGGCACGCTGACCGGGTACAAGATGAACCCGCTGGCGGAGAATACGCGCTGGCTGAAGCCCGGCTACTACGCGGAAAAGATCAAGGGCAAGACAAAGCAGTGGATCGATAGCCGCGTCCTGAACAAGATCACGGTCTACGTCGACGGCAAGGCGGTTTGGCAGCAGTTCAGCGAGGACGCCCACGTCTCGAAGCAGGCTCTTGAGCCTATTCCCGGCTGGCCGGTCTATGTCGGGCTCGACTTCGGACGAAATCCTGCATGCGTCGTCGGACAGCTCGTCAACAATCGCTGGCGGATCTTCGCGGAATTGACGGCGCGCGATGCCGGCGCCTCGATCTTCGCGCCTCTGGTGAAGCAGCTCCTCGATCGGCGGCTTGGAGACTGGGAGCCGGCCGGGCGCGGCGATGGCGGGACCGGCTATCAGGTGGAGTTTTTCGGAGATCCGAAGGGCGAGGACGGCACCCAGGCCGACGAGAACACGGCCTATGACGTTTTCCGGTCTCGCGGCATGCCGGTTCGGCCGGCGCCGGTCAAGAACAACCATATTCAGACGCGCCTCGAGGCTGTCGAATACGCCATGATCACCATGGTGAACGGCAGTCCGCGCTTTTTCGTGTGCGGCGTCAATTGCCGGACGCTGAAAGTGGCCTGCGCCGGCGGCTATCACTTCGCCCGCATCAAGGGAACGTCGCGGCACAAGGAAACTCCGGAGAAAGACCGGTATTCCGACATCGCCGACGCCTGCCAGTACATGGTTTTGGGCGCTGGTGAGGGCCGCGTGGTCACCGGCGGGCAGCATAGGGGCGGGAAAAAGCCCGTCGACATCAGAGTTCAAAAGAAATCGAGGCGGCGCGGTGGATTCTGACGGTGGTTTCGGCGGTTTTCCGCTTTCCGACTGCGAGCCCAAGGATTGGTTCGCCGTTTTCCATGAAAATACGTCGAAGTGGTGGATCCGGTGGCTGGCGCGCGGCCGGTTCAAGCATGTTTCCGTGTTTGGCGTCGTTCCGCGGTCGAATGCCTGGATCTTCTACGAATTCAGCCTTGATCGGGCGCGGGTGTACGTGGTTCCCGACTATGACTCCGGTCCCGTCATCGGAAATTTCGTAGGCAGCGGGACTGTTGTGCGCATGGCGCGGCCGATCGGTCGGGAAACGGAGATGAACCTTCGGCCTGGCGGTTGGTGCGTCCCGGCGGTGGCACATATCCTTGGCATTCGGGGGAGTGCTTTGCGACCTGACACCCTTTTTCGGCAATGTCTCGCTCAAGGTGGCGAGATTGTTGTCAAGCCGAAAGGTGACGAAGATGAAGGTCGAGAAGCCCAAGCCTGATCCGGAGCTGCAGCGCCAGCAGGCCGCGGCACAGCAGGAAAAGATCAACGCCATTCAGGACCGGCTTGGTACCGAGACCGATCAGGCATTGCGCTATTTCGGCGCCCGCAGCGCGCTTTCCGGCGCGACCCGTTCGCCCCTGTCCCGGCGCTGAGGGGCTGATCCTTGGCAAAAGATCCGAAGAAGGCGCTCGCGCCGACGTTCCCCTCCGAAGATGTCACCAAGGACGCGCTCTCGCGACTGGCTGACGCTCGCGCGCAGAAGAACGAGGCGGAGAAGGATCTTCAGGAAGCCTATTTCTTTACCCGCCCCCGCCTGTGTTGGGACGTGAAATCGACAGGTTCGACAAAACGCAACAGGGATCGCGAAAGCGAGCAGGAAGACCTTGCGACCGGGATTGGATCGGAAGTTTCAGAGGATTTTGCGACAGAGGTTATTTCCGCATTTTTCCCTCAAGGGACGAAATGGGTGGAATCCACTCTGGATGAATCGGTTCTTGGCGACGTGGAGCCGCACATCGTCAATGACCTGAAGAAGGACGCGAAGGCCCGCGACGACAAGATATTCTCGGCGATCAGGGCCTCCAATTTCGAAGCGGAGCTCGGTGACGCGCTCGATCCTGATGCCTCCGTCGGGACGATAGGGCTCTGGATCGACAAGCCGCACAACACCCGGCCGATCTCGGTTCAGCACATTCCGGTGCGTGAGCTGGAAATCAACGTCGAGTGCGACGGCTCGATCGGCGACCGCTTCCGTGTTCGTCACGTGAAAGCATCGAAGCTGAACTCCGTCATCGGCGATGTTGCGCTTCCGGAGAAGGTGACGAGGAAAATCAAGGGTTCGCCGACGTCGAAGATCGAAGTCGTTTGGTGTTTCTGGCGCGATTGGAGCGACCCCGAAAACGATAAGTGGATTCACGTCCTCCTCGTCGACAAGATGGCAGTGCACCGGTCGGTGCTCGAGGGCGAAGGCTGCTTGCCCCTGCTCGCGGCGCGGTTCTCGCCGGACAAGGAATTCTCCTGGGGCTATGGCCCAGCAATTAAGTCGCTTCAGGAATTCCGCGTCCTCGATGTCATCACTGCCGCGACACAGGATCGCGTCGATGTCGCCATTGCGCCGCCGATCACGTATCCCGATGACGGGGTTCTCGACTTTGAGAACGGGATCGAGGCCGGCAAGGCATATCCGTCTCGCCCGGGCAGCGGCCGGGACATCGCCAAGCTCTATTTCGAAGGCGATCCGGATCTCGGTTTCTACACCGCGACCGATCTTGAGCGTCGAATCCGGCGCAAGTTCTTCGCCGACTACCCCGAGCAAAAAGGCGACACGCCACCGACGGCGACCCAGTGGAGCGACGAAATGGTGCGCGCCCAGCGCCGTATCGGCACGCCCGGCAAGAAGTTCTGGCGCGAAGGTCCGTATGAGATCTATCGCCGGTTCGAATGGTTGCTGAAGAAAGATGGGAAGATTGAGGAAATCGCGCTCGAGGGCCGGCCCATCCCCCTGATCCCGAACAACCCCGCGACCCAGGCGGCGGACAATCAGCGGCTTCAGACCGGCGTGCAGGTTCTCAACATCGCCAAGAACTATTTCCCTGAGACCTCGGCCGCGGCGATCGACGAGCGCGCGACCATCGAGAATTTCCAGAAGCTCGCCAAGGACGACGTTGTCGTTCTCCGCGATCAAGAGCAGACGCGCGACCTGCTGCAGACCGTCCTCGGCGCTGCGCAGGAAGCCGGCGCATTACCCACTGGTGGCGAACAATGAAGCTTTCCGATGAAGAGGTGAAGCAGGCCTTGCGCTGGTTTGCGCGCCAGCCTGAGAGCGTTCCGTTCTTCGCCTGTCTTGAATCGATCATCGACGAAATCGGACCAACCGAGACCTGTGCTTTGCACCGTCACGACGAGCGCCGCAAATTCGCATCCAATCTGATTGCGATGGCAGAGACGGAAAAACGCGATGGACAGGACAGCGACAGCACACATGCGCCCGAACGACGAACTCAGCAGCGAAAAACTTCGAGCCGACTCCGGCGCGGTCCTGCTGGCCGGTCGTAGCCCGGGCGCTTTCGTCTTTTCGGGTATCGGCCCGAAGATCACCCTTGCACCTGAAGGCGGTTCTGGCGGCGGCGGCGGCTCCGGTGGAGAAGGCGGCGACGGCGCGGGCGCCGGTGAGAATTCCGGCGGTTCCGGCGCAGAGGGCGGCGATGGTGGCAACGGCGGTGACGCCCAACCGCCTGCCCGCCCCGATTACATTCCGGAGAACTTCTGGGACGCCGAAAAGGGCTTCAAGGCCGATGACTTCAACGCGCTGGTCGCCTTCAAGGCCGAACATGACGCCAACCTCGCGCAGGTGCCGGACAGCGCCGACAAATACGAGGTCAAGCTTCCGCAGGACTTCAAGCTTCCCGACGGGTTCAAGCTTCCGGAAGGCCAAGAGGCGATCATCAACCCTGATGATCCCCGCGTTGCGGCGGTTCGTGAGTACGCTCACGCCAACAAATTCAGCCAGGCCCAATTCGAGGGCCTGATCGCGCTCGGCGCACAAGCTGACATCACTGAGATGTCCCGCCTTTCTGAGGCGGTCGAAGAGCAGCGAACGCAGCTCGGAAGCAAAGCGCAGGACCGGATCAATGCCGTCACGTCCTGGCTTGGTGCCAAGCTCGGCGGGGAACTTGCCAACGCTCTCGTGCCGCTGATGTACACGGCGAAGAGCGTCCAAGCCTTTGAGTCGCTGATGCGTCTCAACAGGGGAGACGTGCCGGGAACTCCCGGTGCCGGTCGCGATGCCGGAAGAACTGAAGTCTCGGACGAGGATTACGCAAAAATGTCTCCCGTCGAGAAGATCAACTACGCCCGTCAGCACTCGAAGTGACGGCCTGAAGGAGACCTGTAATGCCTGAAGTGATGACGCTCCCCGAATATGCCAAAGGTCTCGAAAAGACCAGCATCGAGCGCCCGCTGATCGAAACCTTCGCGAAGGAATCCGATATTCTCGAGGTTCTGCCGTTCGAAGGCTTCACCGGTGCGGCCTTCGAAGGCTACCGCGAAACGGATATCGGCACGGCCGCCTTCCGTGCGATCAACGAGGGCGCCGGCTCCTCGAAGGGCAAGATCGCGCCCTTCCAGGAAACCAGCTTCCCGATCGATACGATCCTGAAGGTCGACAAGGCCATTCTTCTGCGCCACGGCGACGGCCGTCGGGCGAAGGAAGAGGCGATGCAGATGAAGGCTCAGTCAAAGCTCTTCACCAACGCCTTCCTGTCGGGCGACAACGTGTCGAACCCGAAGGAGCCGAACGGCCTGAAGGCTCGGTGCACGGCTGCGAACGGTCGCCTGCTGCACAATTCGGTCGCTTCCGGTGGTGCTCCGTTGTCGCTGTACGAACTCGACAAGGCAATCATGAACACGCGCAACGCGAACCATATCATCGCGTCGCTCGACCTGTTGCCGCGGTTCATTCAGGCTGCGCGCGATACCAGCATTGCCGGTTTCGTCATCCAGTCCTGGGATGAGGTCGGAACGCCGAAGATGACCTATGCCGGCAAGCGCATCCTGTTCGGCTACCAAAAGGGCCGCGACGGCGTGATCCTGCCGTTTACCGAAGTTGCGCAGGGCGGCGGTGCTGCCGTAACGACTTCGCTCTTCGTTGTCGACCTCAGCGCCGACGGCCTGCACGGCATCCAGCTCAAGAACATCGAAGTCAAGGACATGGGTCTCCTCGATGACGCCGTGAACTATGGCACCAACGTATCTTGGGATGTCGGTCTGGTTGACGAAAGCGATTACTGCGTCACGCGACTGACCTCGATCACCAACGCGGCATTCGTCAAGTAACCTCGGTGCCCGCCTCGAGCGGGCATTCGGCTTCGAATTTCACTAAGGAGATGACCGATGGGTCAGAGAGTTTACAATCAGGATCTGGAACTGATCCTTGCCGACGGCGCCGCTGCGGTCACTGCAGACGGGCAATCCCAGGTCGGCGGCGCCGCTGCAGAAAAGAAGCTTGGCCCTGGCCGCTTTGAAGGCGTCCTTATCATCGACGTGTCGGCGATCGATATTTCGTCAGCCGACGAGGTTTATCACCTCTGCCTTCAGGGTGCGGCCAGTGGCGCGGACGCCTTCACCACGACGGAGACGCTGGCCCAGATCTCGCTTGGCGCGACTGCTGCCCGTCCCGGCGCCGCCATCAACTCGGTGATCGGCCGGTACGAGATCCCGTTCATCACCGAACAGCATGACACGGTTTACGACTGGGTTCGGCTGTACGTCGATGTGGCCGGTACCACGCCGTCGATCACCTTCAAGGCTTGGATCGCCGAGCGCTACTAAGCGCCCGGCTCCATTCCTCCCGTTTTCAAGAGGATCTGGTTAAATGCCCGAGAAAATGAAGCTCCACCACATAGACGGTTCGACCGCTGATATCGACGCAATCGACGCGCGCCGCACGCTGCGCGATCACCCCTCCGAATGGTCCACGTCGCCTTTTCCGGCCGAGGTCCAGAAGAAGGCGCAGGAAGCCGCCAAGGAAAAGCGCCGCGCGATCTTGCAACTCAAGGCCTCCGGCAAGCCGCAGCATGAGGTCGACGCCCTAATTGCGGAGCTCGAAGAGTTTCAGCAGATGGAAAAGGCTGAAGCCGACAAGGCAGCCCGCGCCGGCAAGCGGAAAGAGGAACAGAAAAAAGAGAGCTGAGGCCAGTCGCTCACCATCGCGACCGGCTGGCTGACGGGAACCGGGAGTGGCAACGCTCCCGGTTTTTCTGTGCTTTGCCGCCTGATCGGGAATTCGCCACTCTCCCGGCATGGACAAGCTCACCCTCATCAACAATGCCCTGATCGCCACCGGCAATGATCCGGTGAACGTGCTCAATGATCCGTCGGACGAATATCGCGTGGCCAACGCGGCGTTCGATCGGTGGATTCGGTTCCTGACATCTCGGCATTCGTGGCCCTTCGCCACCACGACGGAACTGCTCGTCCGCGTGCCTGATGCCGACAACAAGTCCCGGCGCTACTCCAAGAACGGGTTCCGCCTTCCGCAGAACACGCTTCATGTGAAGGAGGTCTACCGCAACACGCTGCCGCTCACCGATTACGAGATCATGGGAACGGTGCTGTCGTGCAACTACGATTCCGAGATCTACGCCGTTGTCGTGAAGATGGCGCCGGAAGATATCTGGCACCCGATGACCGAGGAAATCCTGACCCGCTATGTAGAGGCCGGCTGCCTCCGCGGGCTCAATGAGGATTTCAGCGAGGCGAACCGGCGCGAACAGAGCGCCGAACTTCTGCTGGAAGAAGCCCGGCCTCACCTCGATCAGCAGAACCCTGCCCGCAATATCTACAAGTCGACGATTGCCGCCGCTCGCAGGAGGCGCCGGGTATGAGCCTGGAAGAAATCCTCATCAGGCAGCGCGATTTCTCCGCTGGCGAAGTCGATCCGGACGCGATCAGGCGCGACGACACCGACGCGCTGCGCGCCGCGGTCCGCTACGCTCGAAACTTGGTTTCGCGCCACACCGGCGGACTGACGCAGCGGCCGGGCCGGCGGTTCCTGTTTCAGGATGACGGCGTGATCTTCGAGTTCAAGCCGTTCGACGACATCTCGTATCGCGTCGTCTTCATTGCCGGCGGCGTGCGCATCAGGACTGAAGACGGCGCCCTCGTCGCATCGCTCTCTGCGCCTTGGACCGCAGCCGATTTGGATTCTCTGGTCTGGGAGCCGGACGAGAACGAGATATTCGTTTGCTGGTCTGGTCGTACGCAGGTCATCGATGTGTCTCCCACGACGGGCACATGGACCATCAAGAACTATGACTTCTCGACGGGGATCGACGGCGCCGTGCGAGTGCCGTTCTTTCGCTTTTCGGCAACCACCGGCGTCACACTGCAGCCTTCGGCCGTGTCGGGCAACATTACGGTCACTTTCTCGGCAAATATCCTGAACTCGCAGCACGTCGGAACTATCTTCCGTTATGCCGGGCGCCAGCTTCGTATCACGAGCGTGACCAATGCGAAGAAGGGCAACGCCACAGTCCTCGAAAAGCTGCCATCGACCTTCATTTTCAACGTTGATAGCAGTGACGGCTTCTCTGTAGGGCAGACCGTCGAAACCGACACCACCAACGTCAAGGCGGAAGTGATCGCCGTAGCAACCGGAACGGTCACAGCCGTAGCTATCACCAAACTCACTACCCCGCAGAACGGCGAAAAGCTGGTCGGACCGACATCGACGACGAAAATAAACTCCTTTTCGGTGACGACGCCGGGCGCGACGGTGCAGTGGGACGAGCAGTTCATTTCGAACTATCGAGGCTGGCCGCGTTCTGTGTCCAAGGATCGTCAGCGCCTCATCTTCACGAATTTCGGGCAGCTCAAAAATGCTGTCTGCTGGTCGGCCACCGGCGATAACCGGGATTTCGAGGTTGGCGCAGAGCCCGACGACGCGATGTTGGAGACGATCGACGCCGAGTGCCAGGTCTTCCACGTCGCCGGCGGCTACGACGAATTTGCGCTTACCGACAAAGGTGTCTTCTACATCCCGGTTTCGGTCGGCACGCCGCTGCAGCCGGGCTCCGTCGAGTTCCGCATCATCTTCTCGAGCGAGCTCGCCAACATTCGGCCTATTCAGGTGACCGAAGGCGTGATCTTCGTCGACAAGTCGATGAACGGTCTCTACGCGATCAGCGCGACCGGACAGACAGCCCGGCCCTACATTCCCACCGAGGCTAATCGGCTGCACCGGCACCTGTTCGACGGTGTGAAGTCCATCGCCGTCAGCTCGGCGACGAGCGTCTTTCCGTCCCGGCAGATCTACGCGGTCAATGCCGACGGTACCGTTGTCGTCGGCCAGTTCAATTCGGACAGCGAATACATCGGCTGGCTCAAGTGGGACGGCGAAGGCGAAGTTCGCAGCGTCACAGGCACCTATGGCAAGGTCGTTTTCATGACGCGCTACACCATCAACGGTGTAGTGACCGGGGTCGCGGAAGAACTCGACTACGATCTTCTCTTTGATTGCGCAATTCCATTCGACGGCGGCGACGTAACCGACTTCCTCGAATTGAACGATGGTTCCGCGTTGACGCTGAAGGACGGCCAGCCGCTCACCATTGAGGGGTTCGTGACGCAGTTCTATGCGGGGCAGGAGGTCTCGATCTATGCCGATGGCTTCTATTTCGGCGAAGTAACCGTGCCGGCAACCGGTATCATTTCCGGCTTTGCTGATTACAGCGAAGTGATCGCGGGCATTCGGTTCGATTGGGTGCTGCGGCCGCTTTTCATCAATTTCGATGGTGGTCAGCCGGTCGGCCAGGCAGAGCAACGCCGGAAGATCGAGAAGATGCTGATCGCTGTGCGCGAGACGCAGGAATTCCGGTGCGGCAATCGGATCTTCGGCAGCTATCGCGGCGGGGAAGATATGTCGGTGCCGGTACCGGAGCGTGACGACACCTATCGGTATCGCGAGCTCGGGCGCTCCTATGATCCCATCGTGGAACTCGGATCCACCTTCCCCTGCAAATTCAAACTCATCGAACTGACAACGAGGATCACGGTCTAATGGGCGCGGCAGCACCAATTCTCGGCTTGGCTGGCGGTCTCGTCAGCGCATACGGCCAGTATCAGGCCGGCAACTACGCGGCGGGGCAGTCTGAGCGCGCCGCCCAGGTCGGCCGCGTGCAGGCCGATCAGGTCGACGCGAGCTATCGAGACGAACTGAACTCGACGATTTCCAACATTCGGGCGATCCGGGCGTCGGCGGGTGTCGGAACAAATTCGCCGACGCAGCGAGCGATCGAGGCGAAGCAGGAACAGACGAGCAATCGCGACCGCAAGATTGAGGTCGGCTCGAAGCGCATGCAGGCCAATCAAGACGAGGCCGATGCGCGCTTCAGGCGATCCTCGGCGCGAATGGCACTGATCGGCGGTACCGCAACCGGCTTGGCGAAATATTTCGGGTCCTAACACATGGCAAAGCTTCCAGAAATTCAGCCGCGCGGTGCCATCACTCGCGGTCCGCAGTCTTCGGTTTCCCCCGCCGAGGTCGCGAACCCGTTTCAGCAGATCGCCAACGCGCTCGATGCTGCCGGGGAGGTATTCCAGCGCAAGGAAGTCGCCGACGCGGAGAACGACGGCCACAACGCGGTATATCGCGATGCCGACGGAAGCCTGAAGGTTGACCTGCAATCGAACCTTTCGGCGCGCGGCAGGGCTTACAATGCCGCCGCGCAGCAGGGTTACGCCGCTCGTCTCGCCGGTGACATCCGCGCTCGTGGTACGGCGCTGGCAACGGAGTCGAAGGGCAACATCGACACCTTCAATTCGTCCTGGAAGGCTTTCCGTGATCAGACGCTTTCGGCGGTACCGCGTGAATTTCGCGGCGCGGTCACGACGATGCTCGATACCGAGGGGCCGCGCTTCGGTCTCGGCGTCTCCGAGCAGAAGCGGACATCGGACCTGAAGGAGTTCGAGGGCAACATCAAGTCCGAAATCCAGCTCCTCGACGATGACATGGCCGCGCTGGCGCGATCTGGCGGCGTATCCACCGACGCTTACAAGCAGAAGCAGGCGCAGCTTCACACGCTCTGGAATCAGCTTGCGGAAAACCCAGATTTCGTCGTCGGCGAAAAAGAGGCAGGGATCGCTATCCAGCGCATGGAGTCGCGGCACCTCTCCGAGTCCATGCTGAGTTCGGTCGATCGCGCGCTCGGTACCGGCGGGATCGCCGAGGCGCGGAAGATCCAGCAATCGATCCTCACTGACGAGAAGCTCGCCCTCACCCCTGCCGAGCGGCGGCAATATGCCGGTCTCGCCAACGAGCGGATCAATGGTTTCGTCGCGCAGAACAAGGCCAATCTGAAACCGACGCAGGATCGCTCGAAGACCATTCAAAAGCGCCTCAAGGAAGGTGTCGGTCTCGACAATGATGATGTCGATCTGACGGCGGCAGAATTGGCCCGCGGCGGCGATATGGCCGGCGCCATGGAGCTATACTCGTCCCGGGCAATGGCGCGGACGCTGCAGAGCTTCAAGCTCTCTGGCAATGAACAGCAGGTTGCCATGGCGGAAACGGCGATTGGCAATGCCAACCGCCCATCGCCTGGACGGTCCCGTCCGGTTTCCGTGGCACCTCAGCTTTCCGGCCGAATGCAGCAGGCTATGAAGCATTACATCGCCCGGGGGATCAGCCCTGTCATGGCGGCGGGGATCATCGGCAACCTTGTGCAGGAGTCGAGTTTGAACACGTCGGCGCTCAACCCGGGCGACGGAAGCGACGGTTCGGACTCAATAGGTCTTGGCCAATGGAACGGCCCGCGCGCGAAGGCGCTCAAGGCATTTGCTGCGGAGCGCGGCGCATCGCCCGACGATTTCTCTACTCAGCTCGATTTCGTTCTTCACGAGCTGGAAACGACGGAAGGCGCGGCCTTCGAGCGGCTCAAGGCTGCTCGCACCGTCGACGAGGCGACCGCGGCCATGATCGGCTATGAGCGCCCGGCCGGTTGGTCTGCTGACAATCCGCGTGGCGGGCATGGCTGGAATAATCGCCTCGCCATGGCGGCAAAGGCGGCTGAGTTCGAAGGCCTTTCCGGTGAACTGATCGCTGCCGAATCCGGTGCGATCGATCCGGAGCTGGTCAAAGAATATCGCGCCGAGATGACGCGCGACTCCAAGGCTCTCTTCGACGACATCAAGTCGGGCTATGACAAGGGCCTGACGCCAGCTGTGAGCGACATCGATCTTCTCACGCGCCAGCTTGCCATCGTCGACGATCAGGATTTCCGGAAGCAGGTTGCCGACTACTTCACGAGCGAAGCAGCAACGGAAGCGATCGCGGGCATTGCGCCGGCGCAGGTCGAGAACCTGATTTCGACGCTCCGGGCGGACGCCGCCGACGGCGCTACCGTCGCGCAGCAGCAGATCATTACCGGCATGGAAGAGGCCGAGAAGGCGCGCACGCAAGCGCTCAAGGACGATCCCCTCGGATACGGGATGAACCGGCGCATCGTCTCCCCGCTCCCGCCGCTCGATCTAGCGCAGCCGGAAACCTGGGCGCAATCCTTCCACGCCTATCAGAACGGCGTCGATGTTCTCCGCGCTCGTGGCGAGGTCGGCAACATCTCTGCGCTCCGTCCCCAGGTGCAGGCGCAGGTGCAGCGCGCGCTTGCCACGTCTACGCCGCAGGAGTCCGTGCAGCTGCTCGGTTCCATGGCGCAGAACCTCAGCCCCGAGACCTATCAGGCCACGCTCAACAAAATCGCTGCCACCGGCGAAGGGAAGGCCACGGCTGCGGCCGGCGCCCTGGTCAAAGAGAATCCCAACGCGGCCGAAGGCATTCTTCGCGGCAAAGTCTTGCTGCGGGAAAACCCGCGTCTCGCTCCATCGAAGACGGACGCCAACCTGTCGGCGATCGAGGGCATGCTTCCGACGACGGCATTTGCGCCTGCCCTCGAAGGCTCACGGCAATCTCTGCTGGAAGCCGCGACAGCCCGCTATGCCGATCTTTCTCATCAGAGCGGCGACACCAGCGGCGAACTTAGCGACGAGCGCATGCAGCAGGCGATCACGGAAGTGACCGGCGGTCTCGTCGATATGAACGGCTCACCGGTCATCGCCCCGCGCTACGGCATGACGCAGGATGATTTCGATAAGACGCTTTCCTCGCTTTCGGATCAGGATCTCATGGGCGCGGTTACCACTTCCGGCCAGCCGGTGAGGATCAGCGATCTTCGGAACGAGGGGCGGCTTCGCGCGGTCGCCGATGGCCGGTACGTCCTCGAATTCGGCAACCCTGCCTATCCCACCTATGTCATGCGTTCCGCGCCGCATCCAAGCGGCGGCGTCGACTTGAATTCCGTGTTCGTCCTGGATCTGAGGAACCGCTGATGCCGATGCTTGTTGACGATCAGCAGATGCGTTCAGCGCTGCAGCTCGCGGCGCGCAGCCCGTTCGAAGGCGTTGATCCCGGTTTTGTCGAGCGCCTGCAATCGGATTGGACCGCGATGCGGGAATTCTCGAATTCCAACGCCGGCCACCGGAACGCCCTCGCCACTCAGAACGATTTTCAGGTCAGGTTCTTCAAGGAAAGCGGCCAGCGCCTCCCGGGCTGGGTCGACAGCATGAACGCGAACGCAATGGAAATGGCGCAGAAGCAGTTCGATGCCTGGAAGGAACAGCATCCGGACAGCGATCTTGCCTTTCCGACTCCGGAGCAATTGGCGCAGCAGTCGGACGAGCGGGGCCGCTCTGCGCGTGCGGGTTCTGAAGCGCTGGCTCGCCGATCCACAAGCCTCAGCTCGGCGGTCGGTGGCTTCCTCGGCGCTGCAGCCGGCGCAATGACCGATCCTGTAAACCTGCTCGCCTCCGGTTTCGGGGCCTCTGCCTCGGCTGGCATCCTCCGCACGGCTTTAACCGAAGCCGGTATCAATATGGCGTCGGAAGCGCTCGTGCAGGGTGCGACCTTTGACCGGAAGAGCCGGATCGATCCGACGTTCGCGCTCGATGATGCGCTGATGGAAGTCGGTGCGGCCGGCGTCGGTGGCGCCGTGCTTGGCGGCGGTATCAAAGGGCTCGCCAACCTGTGGCACCGTGCGAAAACCGGAGAATGGCCGCGGCATGTCCGCGACACTGCCAGTGTCCTGACGCGCGAGGCGGCGGTTCCGGAAAACCGCTTCGCGAAATCGGTGCAGGGGGAGTCCGCTCATCGGGCGGCGCTCGCGAAAGCAATCGACGATCTCACGGCAAGCCGCCCCGTCGAGCTGCCGCCGGAAGCCTTCGCGCAGGCAAACGCTCGCCCTGGTCGCGTCTATGATGCAGACGGCAACAGTATCGGCGTTCGGTATGAAGTCGTCGACGCGAACAGCCTCGTCACCTCCCACGGCGACGATCTCACTCCAAACCCGGCATTCCCTCCGGAGCTGCAGCCGCGCGATCGGTCCCGCGCTCTGTCGCAGGATCAGATTGCCGGTATCGCTGCCAACCTGCAGCCGGAACGCCTCGGCTTCTCGCCCCAGGCTGAATCCGGTGCGCCGATTGTGGGGCCCGACGGCATCGTAGAATCCGGCAATGGTCGCGTGCTCGCGCTGCGCCGTGCCTACAATCAAGGCGGCGTGTCGGCGGACAATTACCGCAACTTCCTCCGCTCGCAGAATTTCGATGTCGAGGGCATGAGCAACCCTGTTCTGATCGCCCGGCGCGTCACCGATCTTGAAGACACCGCGCGTGTCGGGTTCGTCACTGCTGCGAACCGCTCCACGGCCATGCGCCTCGGCGCCACCGAACAGGCGCTTTCCGATGCCCGGCTTATCGATACCGCCCTACTCGACAGTCTCGACGGTCCGGACATTCGTGCGGCTGGCAATCAGACGTTCGCCCGCGGCTTCATGTCGAAGCTGCCGCGCTCCGAGCAGGGCTCGCTCGTCGACAAGGATGGCTTCCTCTCGCAGGATGGTGAACGCCGGATCACGGCGGCGCTGATGGGCCGTGCCTATGGTGAGCCGGTCTTGCTCGGCCGTGCGCTCGAGGACACCGACAACAACGTCAAAAGCATCGCCGGGGCGCTTGCCGACTCCTCTGCGCCGTGGTCGAAAATGCGCGATGCCGTGTCGCGAGGCGAAATCCCGGCCGGCATGGATATCACCGATGACCTTATGAACGCGGTGCGCCTGGTCATGAAGGCCCGCGACGAAGGTCGCACGGTGAAGGATCTGGTCAATCAGGCCGAGATGTTCGGCGGTCCGGACGAACTGTCGAAGATCATTGCCCGCGCGATGTTCTCGGACATGGATCTTCGCCGTCCTGTCGGCCGCGCCCGCCTCTCAGAATTCCTCCGCGACTATGCCGACGAGGCGATGAAGAACGATGCCGGGCCGCGCCTCTTCGGCGAAGCACTCGGCGCCGGCGACATCCTGAAGTCCTCTCTTGAGCGTGTCGGCCGCAACGACCTGATGCGGGTCGCTGAGGAGCGCCTGACGCCTGAGGCAGTGGAGAAGCTCGCCGACGATCCGCTGACGGCGGAAGCGGCCATCATGGATGCACAGCGCTTGCGCGCAGAACGGTCGGGGATCATGGTTGACCTCGGCGACGGACTCGGCGAGCGGTCGCTTGACGACATTCTCGACGAGGCCGACGACGAGCTTGCCGCCGCCAAGGAAATAGAAGCCTGCACGATCGGACGGGATCAGACACAATGAGCATTGCGAACTGCCTGACGAAGCTCGTCGCTGCGAAGCAGATCACTCAGAAGCAGGCCGATGACGCACTTGCCCTTCACGAGGGCTTGCAGGGGCGCCTGTATCCGAACATGGGGCCAACGTCGGCGGAAGCTGCCAGCGCGCTTGAGGCGGCGCGTGTGATGGCGCAGGCGGCGCAGGAACGGAAGCTGATGGCGGCAAAGCAGGCCATCGCCTACGCGTCCGCCCTTGATCGAATGGAGAAGCATCCGGCCGGCAAGACTGTCGGCCTTCAGAGCATGCTCGTCCGCGACAACCTCGAAGGCGGCGAGGCGATGGGAACCGCTATCCATATCGACGGCCATAGCGAGAACGTGACCAAGCGGCTCCTCGGCATGATGAACGGGGCGATGAAACCCTATTCATCGCGTCTCGCCGGTCTCAGGCAGGACACGGAATCCATCTGGAATGTGGTGCGCGAGCTGTTCGGCGAAGACACCGGAGACGATGCGGCGAAGGCCGCGGCGACCGGCTGGAAGCAGGCAACCGAATATGCCACTGCGCGTGTGAAGCGCGCCGGTAAGCCACTTTCCGTGCTCGAGGACTGGCGCCTGCCGCAGAACTGGGACAGCAGCCGCGTCAAACAGTTCTCGCAGCAGCAGTTCGTTCATGACCTGATGACCGAATTCGAGGCCGGAAACCTGAAGGTGATGGACAAGCAGGGGCAGGGCGAGGCGCCGCGCGCAGCCGTCGGCGGGATTATCGCGAACGCCTACAAGGACATCACTCTCGGCAAGGCGAACAGCGGTACCGGCGGCTTCTCCAATCAGCTCCGCGTGTTCCGTTTCCAGAATCCCGATGCCTACATCCGCCTGATGCAGAAATACGGGATCGGCGACGGCGGGCTCTACAACACGATGATGGGCCACCTCGGCGGCATGGGGCGGGAGATCGCCACGGTCGAGATCCTCGGCCCGAACTATGAAGACAATTTCCGCCGGCTCCTCGATGCCGCGCGCGAGGATGACGCCGTTCGAAACAAGTCGGTCGGCGCCAAGCTCAAGCGCTCGCTCACCATGAACAGTCCCGCCGCAGTGCAGCGGACATATGACGCGGTGACCGGCAAGCTCGGTGTTGCGCAGAGCGAGCTAATCGCGGGCATAGGCGGCGGCTTGCGGAACCTGCAGACGGCGGCGCGCCTCGGCTCGGCTACGATTGCCGCGTTGCCCGGCGACAGCTTCACGGCGTCCCTAGCTGCCAACCACAACGGCATTCCGGCGACTGCTGTTCTCGGGCGTCTCGTCCGCGATCTGGCAAACGATCAGGAGGCAGAGGCGATTGCCCGACAGGTCAACCTGACAGCAGCCTCTGTCATGGATCATGCCCTCGGAACTCGACGCTTCGCCGACGAGGTAGTGGGGCAAGGCCTCACCGGTCGCGTTGCTGACACCACTATGCGGCTCACCGGGATCAATGCCTGGACGGAAGGGCTGAAACGTGCCTGGGCGATGGAGTTCAACGGCTTCATTGCCAGGCAGGCCGATCACACCTTCAACGATCTGGATCCGGCATTCCAAGGCTTCCTCAAACGCTACGGCTTCACGCCGGAACAATGGGATAAGCTGCGCGCCACCCCGCAGATCGAGGCGGACGGCGCCCGCTTCTTCGACGTGAACGGAGTCGAGGATCAGGAGCTCGCCGATCGGCTGATGTCGGCCATCCTCGATGAGCGTCGCTTTGCCGTCATCGAGCCTGACGCCCGTATCCGCGGAGCCATGACGGCTGGCCTGCAGCGCGGCACTTTCATGGGCGAAATGGCGCGTTCCGCAACGCAGTTCAAATCCTTCCCGATGACCTTCATGATGACGCACATGATGCGCGCGGCAATTCAGGATGGTGCGTGGAACAAGATTTCCGCCGGCGCGAAGCTGGTCACGCTCGCGACCATCGCCGGGGCGGTCACATCGCAGATGCAGTCCCTCGTTGCCGGCCGCGATCCGCAGGACATGAGCACGCCGGAATTCTGGACGCAGGCATTCATCCGCGGCGGTGGCGGCGGCATGCTCGGCGATCTCGTCTATTCCTCGTCGACACGCGGCGGCGATGGCTTGAAGGAATACATCTTGGGGCCGGCTCCCGGTACCATCCTGTCAGCAACAGGTGACCTCTCGAAGGCTCTGATCGGCGACGGGAAGATGACGGGAAAGATGCTCGCGCAGCATATCAAGGCTTGGACACCTGGCTCGTCGCTGTGGTTTTCGAAGATCGCGACGGACCGCCTTCTGTTCGATCAGATCCAGACGATGCTCGATCCGAACTATCGGCAGTCTTTCGCGCGATACGAGCAGCGGATGAAGAAGGACTTCGGACAAGGGTTTTGGTGGCGCCCTGGCGATGTCGCGCCTGATCGCGGGCCTCGCCTGCCCTAGCGCTTCCGTTCGCCGAGCAGCTTCTCTATTACCTTCTGCTGTTTTTCGAAGGCTTCCAGAAGTCTTTCGATGCGTTCGTCAAGTGCGCTTTGCCTGAACGATGCTTCGAGGCGAGACACTATTTCTGCGTTTAAAGAGCGGCCGGACTCCTGTGCTGCGGCCGTCAGCCGAGCTCTAAGCGGCGACAGCATCCTGAGCCCGAATGGGGCAATATTTCCGATCTTTTCACCGCCTGTTTTCATAGCTGCACTTTGTAGTCAATTTGCAGTTGCCATCAATGACTACAGAGTGTAACTAGCATCATTATGTAACTATGGTTGCTAAAAGGGGAACGCAGGTGAAAGCGAAAAAGCCACCGTTCGGACTCCGCATGCCCGAAGACGTGAAGGAATGGGTTACACGTCAGGCAAGAGAAAACATGCGATCGCAGAATGCAGAGATCGTCATGGCTCTAAAAGAAAAAATGGATCGCTCGGCCGATATAACTATTTCTGAACAAAGGGCCGACGAAGCGCGCGTAAAACAGGGACGCGAAACTCACTGAGGAAACAAGGAATTGCATGAAGGTTCTCTTAGCGTTTCTGGTAGTCGAGGATTCCTCGGAAATGTGCTGAATAGTTCGGTGGCAGCGTCACTGCCATCGGAGTACGCCATAGCACTGCCAGCCGTGTCGGCTGATGTGATGGCGGAAATGGAGCATGTCGAAAGCTTGTTCCATGCCTATGAGGAAGCATGGCGGGAGGCGGAAGCGGCTTCCGAGTTCATGGAGAATCCGACGGGGTCTGATGACCGTCGGACGCGCGCAGCAAGCCGTCGTGAGGTCGAGGCCCTTCACGCTCTGTTGTCGTACGAGGACAAGAGCCTATCGGCGTTCAAGATCAGAGCAGATTGCATCCAAATGATCATGCAGCAAGAGAAGCCGCGGCGCGACGTAGGCGAGTGTCGCGAGGCCTTCCGCGTGTTTCTCAACTCGGTTGCCCGCTTCTAGCCCTGTGCTTTGCAGGGGTTTGCATGCGCGGGGATTATCCTGCGCATGTCTATCACCTCGCCCGATGATCGCATCTCCACTTACAACCCCGTTGTCCCTACGACGGAGTTCCCCGCAACCTTCCCGCTCTTCGACAACGACGACATTAAGGTCTATGTCGACGGCGAAGAGCGAGTCGATTTCGCGGTTTCAGCGACATACGTCGAGGGCATCTCAAATGATGCCAAGGCGGTCTTTGCCACGGGTGTTACCGGCAAGGTGGAAGTCGTCGGCGCGCGCGATCCTCACCGCACCAACCGCTTCAAAAATGGCGCTCCTCTCCCGATCCGTGACCAGAACCTCGCACTGGATACGCTCCAAGCGGAGGTTCAGGAAGCGCGTCGGGATATTTCCAGAAGCGTCAAAGTTCCCTTCGGGTCTGAGGGGTTCGGAATAGAGCTCGGAGATCCCGGGCAATTCCTGGCGGTCGGTGCTGATGGACAATCGATAGTCACGACGAATCCGCCGTCGGGCAGCGGAGATATGAATTCTGCGGTCTATGATCCAGAAGGCAGGCCCGACCAGTTCGTCTTGAACATCATCAACCGACGCTTCGTCTCCGGCATGAACGCCGATCCCGTCAATAATGCGAACCGCATTGCTGCTGCGGTCACGGAGTGGGGATCGCTCGGCGTCGGCGAAATCGACATCAATTTCCCGTCCGGATCACTGCTTATCGGCGTTCCCCCCGCGTGGCAGGTCGGCGGCGCGCAGGAAGGCACGGCTGTTCGGCTCACGACGGGCTCCAAGATCAATTTCGTCGGGCATGGCACAATCCTCATTCCGGCCACGAACAAGATAGAGATGTTCGTCCAGAACGGAATGACCGATCTTGCGTTTCAAGGCATCCATTTCGACAATTCGCCAAATGGTGTTTTGAACAATCAGGCGAAGCCGGGAACCTATACCCTTGGTGGCGGTGTCGCCGGTCTCGGCAATGCTGCGAACGCGGCAATCCGTCAGTACCGGGGCGCGAACCTGAAGGTCGAAGACTGCAAGTTCTCGGCCTTCATCACTGGGGCCGAATATATCGGCAACTTCGACAACATCGCGGAGCTCGTCGGCGTCCTTGAGAGCGTCGACGTAAAGGCGATCGGCTGCGCTTTCCCGCATCTGATCCACCAGCCAAAAGAAATCTACATGCATGGCGGTCGGTGCGAAGACAACATCGACAGCCTCAACAGCTCTGGCTCGACGCTGCAAGACCCTGGCCACTTCCTCTACCTCACAAACCGCTCCGGCGCCTTCCCCGATCTTATCGTCATCAGCGATATCCGCGACCGGGGCGGCATGTCTTCGGCGCTGAAGGTCCGCAAGGGCAAGCAAGTGACGATGGGCAACATCAATGTCTTCGGCTCTGGCCGTGGTGTCGAAATCTCAAACGTGGAGAAGGCGACCGTCTCTGACATCGTGGTCAGCCTCGACCCTGCGAAGCACATCGCTGCTGTCGACAGCGGCCCTGCCGGCCTGGAATTGGTGAATTCCGGGTACGTCGACATAACCAATGTGGAAATCGATATCCGCGGCTGCGCAGCCTTCGGGGCGCGCATTCAGACCGATACGCCGACAACGCTCCCTTACGCCAACAGGGGCGCTCGCGTCAGAAACATGACAGTGATGCAGGACTTCGCGAACGTAGGCGGCGGGTTCCCTGGCCAGACTGGTGCAGTCGGAAAGGCTCCGCTTATCTGCTTGGATCAAGTCGGTCTGGAAATCACTGCGTTCCGGCACCTTCACTACGGAACGATTGCCAACACCCGTGCACCGATCGACCTTCGCAACTGCGACGATGCTCGCGTTATCGATGCCCGCCATATCTGTCCGGACGGAGATCCCACCGACAAGCATCGCATTGTGCAGTTTGACGCATCGTGCTCGAATGGTTTTGTCTCCCTCGAGCGTGACGCGATCGACGTGACGGCCCCTCTGGTCAACACATCGTCGACCTCGATCGTTTCGGATCTCGGCACCGGCAACAAGATTTTTGTCGTGGGCGGATACGATGCCGCCTACACGCCATCTGTCACGTTCGCAACGCCTGGAAACTTGAGCGTGGCGTACGCTTTCCAGAACGGCTTGTATCGTCTTGATGGGGAATGGGCCGACGTTGATTTCGATGTGAAGTTCACTCCCACATATACCACTTCGGGCGGCGAATTTCGGATAAACCTGCCATTTGCGGCTGCGACGGGAAGAGATTGGGCGGGAGAAATATCGATCGCCTCTAAGATAGATCTCGGCACAAACACGAGGTCGATCGGGCTCGTAGTTCCAGCAGGGGCTTCCTATGCGCTAATCCGAGAAAACCAAGATAACGCGGTTGGAGGCTACACCCTTCAGGCCGCAATCCTGTCCGGAACGGCCGACGTTCAGGTCACCGGCCATATTCGCTACAAGAGAGCCTGAAGCCCCCCAAAGATCTCCGGATTGCCTTACCCGCGCAAGGTGTTCTATTACAACGCGGATTTAGGCAATCTGGGGGCGGGGCGATGAAGAAGATACGGGCGAACATAGCGGATCTCGGCGATAGGATCGACGTGTTCCCTTGCTATGCCGGCAAGAAGATCAAGCCGCCTGCCGGGAGCCTCAAGGTCTATTCCTCGAACCCTTTCTACAAGGGGGCCGTCGATCTCACATTCGAAATACCGCGGGCGTCTCGAATACGGGTGTATGACGCCCGAGTGTTCTTTCCGAACATGGTGATCGATATCGACGGGGAGCATTGGTCCGACATCGGCAAAGCACGGGCCGATAGCTTCGAACTGCTGGCCCCGCACAGAGACATCATAATCCCGACCGGGGTTACGATCCCAACGAACAACAATTTCACCAACTATTGCCATTTCCTTCAGGAATGCGCGCCGGCACTGAGGAAATTGCAGTCGACACCTGACGTTCCCGGCGCGATTTTCCCGCCGATCTCCCAGGAGTATCAAAGGACAGCGCTAGACGTCTTCGGGTTCCGGCCGTCTCATCTGACGCAGCTTGCGAGGGGCGTGTTCCGGTTCGACTATATCGACTTCTTCACCTTCACCGATCACTCTCGGCATCGACATGACCTCTGGTCGAAGGCGCTTTACGAGGTTGTCGACAAGTTGCGAGCGAAGGCGGGGGTCGGTTCTAGCGACCTCCCGAAGAAGATATTCATCTCTCGCCGCGAAACGCCCCGCAGGCTCTGCGAGGACATCGACTGGCTTGGAGACATCCTAGCGAAAGAGGGGTTTGCGGAAGTCAATCTCACGGGCATGAGCTTGCTCGATCAGGTCCGGCTCTTCTCCGGCGCCACCCACGTTGTCGCTATTCACGGCGCTGGACTGGTCAACACGATGTTCTGCAGGCCGGGAACCCGCGTCGTCGAGCTGCAGCCGCCGAACATCAAGAATACGAACTTCCTTCGGCTGTCAGTGCAATTCGAGCTTATGCACACGCTCTACCAAGAGTTCGACGAGGTCGGGGGGCTCCGCTCGGATAACGACTATACTTGGTCGATAGCCAACAAGGACTTCGTCCGCGACCTCACCCTAAGCGAGGTGTCGGAAAATCAGGCGGCGCCTTCCCTGATTTCCCGGCCGGAGACGGTGAGCAGGAGCATACCCACCGCGATATAGATCGCGGTCATCCATATCGCATATGCGGGATCAAGGCCGTGCGGTCTGTATTCGCTATAGACCCCGGCCCGAAACCACATGATTACGTGGGCGATCGGGTTCCACAGCATGTATTCGGAATAAGGCTTCGGGATCGAGTCCGTCAGGAAAAACACGCCGGACATGAAGAACAGCGGGCGCGAGGCCATCGTGTAGAACTTCTCGTACAGCGGAAATCGCGCGTACAGCGTGATATTGATGAACCCGATACCGAACCCCATCAGCGTAGCGGTCGCGGTCGCGGCGGCAAGCGTAGCGGCATCAACCGATAGCCTGGTGTGGTCGATAGCCGCAACAATCCACATCACGATGGCCGCGACCGCGACGGATGTTCCGGTCTGGACGATATAGCGCGCCACCAGGGCATCGATCGGAGAGACAACGGGATAACTCAGAAGCGCCTTGTTCGCCCGGATCGTCCCGCCTATCCATGTCGTCATCGAATTGTAGAACATCCACGGCAGGAACCCGGTCGCGAAGAACATGGCGAAGCTGGTCCCGAGCGCTGGAATGTGAACCATCGCCCGGAAGATCAGTGTCATCAGCACGACATGCGCAACCGGATCGACAAAGGCCCAAAGATAACCGCCGAACTTTCCTCCGTACCGGGTGGTTGTCTCGCGGATCATCATCGCAGAGACCACGCGGACGTGTTGAGATAGCAGGCTCATGCCCTCGTACCCTGCGCCATCTTGAACTTGATCGCGGCCATGCAGAGAGCAATCGCAGGTGTCGAGGCCTCGCAGGCTTCGGCTCCTTCTATAAGCGCCGTCCCGCCTTCCGGGGTCCAACTGCAACCGCCCGCTACCCCTGGCGCCAATGCCTGCGCTAGCTGAAATGCCGCATCGATATCCGCGGTGTACGACGGGACCGTAGCCGGGCATTCCCCGGAAGGGGACACCCACTGCACATGCGTTCGTCTGTCGCCCGTTTTCGGGTCGATAACATCCACCGTCCGCTTTTCGAATCCGACAAGCACAGCGATATGACCATCAACCGGCCTACTCGCCTCGGGGAGCGATTCAAGGCGCGATATCAGGCGCTCCAACTCGTCGGCGTTCATTCGGCGGCCTCATCGAGATTGCGGTAAAACTCAGGGGACTCGATCCTGTCCACCAGCAGATCGACGATCTCTTTGGCGATCGTCGCAGACGGCCTGCTCTTCTGGGCCGACTTCTCCGCGATGCGCGCGTCAATGAGTTCAATCAGAAGATCGGCAAGGCTGGGTTTTGTTAACATGGCTCTCTCGATTTGAAATAGGCTTCAGCCTCGCGGAAGGGATAACGCCTCCGGCGCGCCGTGGCTAGACACGTTCTCACCGTGTGCTTTGCGCCTCCCCTCTCCACCGCCGATTATCCCGGTCGAACACACGACGGGAGCGATCACGTTGGAAGAAGACGTAAAAACACCGGACCGACTGATGGAACTCCCACCGAAGACCCGCGAGTTCCTCGCTCGCCTGGATGACGACGACATCAAACTCCTCGAGCACGGCATCAAGCTGATCGGCGCTTTCCTCACGGTTGGCGGCTTCGTCAAATGGATGATCGTCCTCTTGGTCGGCATCCTCGTCGGCTTCGTCATGGTTTGGGAGAACATTGGCAAGCTCCTTCGCCTGATCAGCCCGTCATTGCCGAAGTGAGGCCGCGATGAACCGCACGACGTTTTTCGCCTATGTTCGCCGCGCCCCGTTCGGTGGTCGGCTCACCCAGTTGCAGATCGACGGCATGAACGCCATTCTCGATGAATGGGATCGGCGCGGGCTCCTCGACAAGCGGTGGCTGGCCTACATGCTGGCGACCTCGCTCCATGAAACCGGCTCTCGCATGCAGCCAATCAAGGAACTGGGCGGCGACAAGTATCTGTCGAAGTACGATACCGGGAAGCTCGCAAAGGCGCTCGGCAACACGCCCCAGGCGGACGGCGACGGCCAGAAGTTTGCCGGCCGTGGTCTCGTGCAGATCACCGGCCGGTCGAATTATCGCAAGTTCGGGATCGAGGCCCGCCCCGAGGAGGCGCTGAAGATGCCGACGGCGGTGAGCATCCTCTTCGATGGAATGCTGGAAGGCAAATTCACCGGCCGTCGTCTGTACGATTTCTTCAACCAGAAGACAGACGATCCGGAGAACGCGCGGCGGATCGTCAACGGTACCGACAAGTCGAAGCTGATCGCCGGCTATCACAAGAACTTCCTCGATGCGCTTGAGGCGGCGACAGAAGCCGTGCCGGTACCGGACGCCAAGCCTGAAGACGCGCAGCCCGACGACGTGCCGGCGTCTCAGAGCAAGTCCCTCTGGACTATCCTTGTCACGCTCTTCCCCGGCCTCGGCGGTCTCGCGTTCCTGCAGAACATCGACAACGTGTTTGCTCTCGGCGCCTTCGGGCTCGTGCTTCTCGCCGTCTCTGTGGCCGCGTGGCTCGTCTTCACCGGCCGGATCACCATCAACCGCGGAAAGGCTGCAACGTGACCTGGCTGTATGCCCTGCCGGCGAAGATCAAGGGTTATGCGCTCGCCGCTGCGGGCGCTCTCTTGTTTCTGTTCTTCGCCTATCTCCGGGCACGCCAGGACGGAAAGAACGCAGCGATGCTCGAGCAGGCGCGCAAGCGTGCGGACGCGGCCCGACAGAAGAAGGAAAGCGATGATGAGGTTGATCGCATGGGCGCTAATCGCCGTCGCGACGAGCTCGGCCGCTGGATGCGCGACAAGCGGTGATTTCTGCGATGTCGCGAGTCCTATTCGCCCGTCTGTCGACGACACGCTGACCGACGGCACATCGAGCCAGATCCTTAAACTGAACCGCTACGGCGAAAAAGCCTGCAGGTGGAAACCATGACGCAGCTCCCTGACCTCCCCGAGATTGACGCTCTCGCCGATAACGATCTCCTCTATGTGTGGGACGCGAGCACGCCAAGCGCGCCTGACAAGAAGATCACCGGCCTGAAGCTGAGGCCGGCCGGCGCAAAGGTCACTCACTATCTTCGGTACGAGTCCACCATCATCATCCCCGCGATCGGCGCTGCGACGGAAGGTTCTGCCACGATCGCGGTGGCCGGCGCTGTGGTGGGCGATCACGTCGTCTTCAATATGGCAGAAGCGCTGCCGGCCGATCTCGCCATAACCTCGGTCCGAGTGTCTGCGGCCGACGCGGTTCAGGTGCGATTCCGAAACCTGCACACCGCAAACGCATACGCTGGCGGCACCCTGACTTGCACGGCTCTCGTCATCCGCTCGGCGGCGGCTTGA